GACGTGTCATCAATGCCTGAACGTGCTGTTCTGCTTTAGCCGGAGGCAATTGGCCAACATCGACATAGAACACACGACGCTCAGGAGCACGTGATAGGTGATAAACTAGTGTGGCATCCTCAAGTGCACGAAGCTGATTAAGTGGCTTAATACCATTATGCAAATGACTTACAACGGTTGTGTTGTTCTCATCCATCAAACCAGATGGGCAGTGAATGATAGAGTCCTTTGCAATCTTGATACCAGAAGCACCACCTAGATTATCGGCTGACCGTGTTCCTGTGCTAAATCCTTTCTCAGAAAACATGTAATATTCAGCGGCAATCTGAGTCATAACGACTTCAGTTTCAGAATCTTTTTTCTTTCGATTCTCACGCACTTTACGAATTTTGCGTGGATCGACATAACGCAGTTCCTTGATGCCTTCGTCTGGCTTCTTTGGATCGATGATAACGTGATAATATGAACGACCATCGACATACCATCGCTTGAAAATTTCATGTGCGTCATGTTCAAAGTCCAGAAGATTTAGAACGTTTTCAAATTCTTCTTGAACGACGTTTTTAACTCGTTGTGGAAGCTCTAAATCTTCCATAGTCATGGCAACAATATTATCAATATCATCGTCATCAACGATTGCTTCATTAACGATTTCGTTCACAGCCTTTTCGATTTCTGGCTGATGCATCATCTGACGATACTTAGTAACTAATTCTGCTTCGGTACGAATCGTACCATCAAGGTCGACATATTGACCATAAATGCCACCTGCCTCAACGTTTACTGCGCCGTCTTCCCTGACAGGGGCGGCAAAGCTCGGAAGCTCGGCTTGTTCTTCATCTTTGACTCTAGTGATTTCAAAACCAAATAATTTCACGTTAGTATCCTTTATTGTTCGCGTCTCACTAGATTTATATATGGTGAAAGGGGACCGAAGTCCCCTGACAACATTAAAGTGACGAGTTTCGTCCACCTTCGTTAACAACAGCAACATTAGAATCACCAGCACCATTTTCATCAAATGGCAACCAGTAATCAATAGAGAAGTCAACATCGAACTGCATGACTTGGCTTTTTGATTCCCAATCAAGACCCATCTGTGAGATGCTCAGAGGAAAGATACCAACCATGGTGTAACGAGCAATTTCAAGACCTTCACGACCATAGTGAATTACAATCGCGTCCTTCTTATAAGAACTTGGCGAAGATGTAACACCTTGTGATGGAAGGTTTTCGATATGCTGGTTAAGACCAGTGTGCCATGCTTCCATGGAGTTACGAACGTTGTATGTTTCGTCATGCAAAATACTGACGTTCCAGTCCATATAAGTACGGTCACCAGCAACCTTCATTTCACGGCCAAAGTATGGAACTTCGATCGATGAGATTGAGGATGCGGGCAAAGAAGTTGTTCGACAATGAAAACGAAAGTCTTGCTCAGCTTGTGGCGAAGAACCAGGCCAACCTGGAATGATTACCTCAAATAGAGCAGGACGTGCACCGCCCTCAGGGAGCGTACGTGCACGGAAATTTTCGATATTAAAAGCCATTTGGGATGTCTCCTATTTTTAAACTATTTATATAAGGTGGTGGGACCGAAGTCCCACCGTATCCCATTAAAACTTGCCAACGATTTCACTGAAGGCCACACCTGTGCGGACAGCAACGAAATTAAGCTGAATGAAGTTGATCGAACGTGCTGGCTTAATGTAAATGTCACCAATAAACTCGTTACGATCGATAACTTCTGGCGTATTGTTTGTTCCATCGGCAACAACCAAGAAGTCAGTGATACCACGACGACCCTTGACATCACGAAGATAAGGAACAACCAGATTCTTGAACTGCAGACGAGTAAACTCATCATTGAATTCAAAGAGGCTATACTTAGAAGCTTCTGAGATTGCCTTTTCTAGGACAATGAACAAGCGACGAACGTTAATACGGTCAAACGCAGATGGCTTAGCAAGAAGCGTCTTATCACCAAACATCAGTGTGCCCTGACCAGGGAACGTAACGATTGGGTTAATACCATTCTTGTAAAGTTCATCACGGAATGTCTGGCGTGGATTCCAAGCAAGTCGGATGACATTTTTGATAATACCACGGTTATAACCAGCAGGTGAGAACCAAGGATCATTTGTACGGTCTGTGCGAACCATCAGGCCAGCAATATCACCATTCAATGGAACCCAGCGATTGATGTCATTGTAACGGTCATACATGTACTTGTAACCAGAATCCATGACACCATATGAAGATGATGGCAAAGAGTTACGGAAAGTAACACAAGCAGCAGATTCGTTGTTTAGGTTGTTAACAACATCGCCTTTTTGTGGAGAAATCAAAGCAATGCAATCCATACGAGGTTCACAGATCTGTTGAATCAGATAGTTAGCCAGCGTAGTACCACGTGCTTTACCCTGAAGTACCAAAGAGATGTCGACATCTTCTTTTGACTTGTACAGTTCATAACCACCGGTCAAGGAAGAAACTTCGATGTTTTCTTCGTTTGCACCGTCACGACCAAGAATGAAGCTCATTACAAGCGTGTCAAGCGTCGGTGTTGCAATGTTTGTGGCAGTGTTAGAAGTAATACCAACTGGATCGTTCGCAGCCCAAACAAACTGAGAATTTTCGTTGATAACTGTGCGATAGTAGTTTGTGCCACCATCAACAGTTTTAGCGTTTGATGCAACAGACAAAGCGTCATAACGCTCAAGAATAGTACCAGGAACGCCTGTGATACGACCAAGATTGTCAGTAACAACAAGGTGCATTTCGTCGTTTGCAGCAGTGTTGCCTTGCTCACGCTGGAAATCAGACTGACCAGGTGCAACATCAACGAGGTTTGCAAATTCCCACTCACGAGGAATAAACCTAGTAGCAGTCACTGATGACTGGAACTTATAATCAGTTGAGAGTGTGAACTTGTCTTCAAAGTTGATGCTAACAGAAGCAACAGGTGAAACCTGGATGTCTTCAGAAGCAAGCGTATAAGTTGAAACAGAATCGATTTCAAATGAAGTTGAGTTCGTGACAGAAGCAACCTTTTTGCCGATCAGTGTAGCATCACCAGATGTGATGATCATGTCTGCCAACAGTCCAGTTGTGTCTGTTGTTGTCACTGTCGTGTTACCAGCAACTGTATCAACAGTAACAGCAACGTTTGCTGTACCAGTGTTTGCAGCATTTGTAATTTCAGTGATTTTCAACTTTTGCTCACCGATCACTGTGTTACCAACCGTCAGAAGATCAGTAACATTAAGCAGTGTTTGAATTGCTGTCTGATTAGCAGAAGCATCAGCAATAGCATCAGCAGTAATAGAAAGTGTTGCAGTATTTGAACCAGAGACAACAGCAAGTTCTGCATATGAACCGAATGTTGACAGATCAACATTCGAAGAGAAACCAGTTGTGTTTGCACAAATAGAAACACGCAGGGTGTTACCCAGACGACCAGGCCACTTTGCAATGAACTTAACGTCTGTATCAATCGTTTCGTCTTTGTTATCCCAGTCTGTTTCATTTAGAATAGTTGAATATTCTACGTTAGCAACAGGACCGGAGTTTGCAACAGAAGAGAAAACAGTGTTTGAAAGGAACTGTACTGAACCAGTAGCAGAACCAACAACGTCGTTTACATCAGTTATAGTGAAAGCTGTTGTGTTGATAACAGAAGAAACAGTTGCACCGGTTGCCAGTGTAGTTGCACCAGTTGTGATAACTTCCATGCCAGAAACCAGGCCAGTCGTGTCAGCAACAGTAACAGTTGTTGTACCATCTGTCGTAACAGAGAATGATGGCGAAGAACCGGATGTGTTAGCAACACGCGTCACATAAAGCTTGTTGCCATATGCAAGGAAGCTTGCTGCAGTGAAGAATGTTTCTGGGTTTAAATTAGTTGGTTGTCCAAAGCGATTTACAAGATTGGTTTCACTATCGACAAGCACACGCTCATCAACAGGTCCCCAACGAAAAACGCCAGCGATTACGCCTTCTGTAGTTGACACGTTAGGAACAATCGTTGTAAGATCGATTTCCCTAACCTCAACACCAGGTGAAATAAGCGAAGTAGCCATATTTTTCTCCCTCATGGGTTGGTGGTTATTAATGCTAGTTTTAGCTTACTCGATATTTATGAAATTGAGATATTTATAAGCTATCGAAACATCCATGAATCATCTGCAAACCAATTTTCATCAGTATGCTTTGATAACTCAAGATCATCTGCTATATTACTAGCAGGGCTCGAATCAGTTGAAAAGCCAAATGGTATCAGAGCTTCTTCGATCTGCTCTTCTCTTCTTTGTCTTAACTCAGCTGCAGTATTATGATCAGTCAATAGTTTGAAGTACTGATCATGTGAGAGCCATGCAAACATAACCAAACACATCACAAGATCATCATTATGACCGGGCTCTGCTTCATATGATCGACCCTTTTTCGAGAAGGTCGAAAGTTCATGAATTGTTTCATGGTCTTGAATAATAAGCTGGTGTTGCTCAATCAACAACTTCAATAAAGCACATCCCTTTGACTTAGTAGTTTTTGAGGTACGAATACCTCTATAGGTTGATGACTTCACATTTGTAGTAACAACCTGTCCACGTGAACCGGCATTGTCGGTACATAACAGATTATCATATTGAAAGTCACCCCATAGAATATCAGAAACTTGACCACCAATATCATTGACTTCAACCAATACAGCAGCATTGCCATAATGTGTTGCAAAGCGAAATACAACTTGTGCAAAGTCAATTGGCGTCTGGTTGTTATCACGATATACAGCAACTTGCTTGAATGGCATTTCAGTAACATCGATAAGTTGAAATGCCGAGTAGTCAAGTCCACGACCCCGAGATACATCAACTGTCATGACATACTCATGCTGTGGAATATATTCTTGATAGATTTTTGCACTTTCATGATCAAGGCCTGGTACCTGAACACCTTCAGTGAGCATTTTGAGAGCTGGACCAGATATCAACGTTCCCGAAGAACCAAGATATTCATTTTCAAATTCTTGTGCAAACCGCTCGGTATCAAACTGCATACCAGCAAGCGTCTTTTGTTTCCATTCTTCGTCACGTCCAGGAACTGCATTCCATGGAACAGATATAAGACGAAAACCATTCACACCACATTTAGTTTTAGGATCGACATCTTGACGAGCTAATGAAGTGATACGATGAAAGTGGTTCAGACCATTAACGGTACTGACCAATATAAGCTTTGTTGTATCACTTGATGAGATCGTCGGATAAACCGATGTGAAGAAGTCATCCCAGCCATCAATGAATGCTGCCTCATCGATGAATAGCATATCAATAGAGAAACCACGAATGTTGTTGGATGATGTTGCTGCAGCCAGAATCTTTGAACCATTTTCAAGTTCAATATTACCTTTGTTCCATTCCTTTACACCATGCTGAATCCAGTCAGGCAGATGCTCATACGCAAGCTTGATGCGTGATAGAATCTCACGAGCGGTGTCAGCTTTGTTGGCCAGAATAGCAACAGAAACATGTTCATGAAATAGAATGTACCATAGAATAACAACAGTCATGATGGTTGATTTGCCTGACTGTCGAGCACACTCAGCAACAACAGAGTTCGTTTCCATTACAGCAGTTGCGATTTCTCTCTGATAGTCATACATATCAATGGCCTGAAGACCCTTACCCTTGACAACGATTTTCATGTATCGTTCACCAAAGTAGATAGGATCTTCAGAGCATTTCATGTATTCTTCCAGCAGTTCTTTCGTCCAGGGAATCTGTTCACCTGTACGTTTCAGCTGGGCATTACCCAGATAACCTTTCTTTTCTTCGCCGAGTTGGTTATCAAATGTCATGGCAAATTACCACTTGCTTTTTGCCTTTGTCTTACGAACTGGCTTTTTTGTAACCTTTGGCTTGATTTTACCCATTGCCTTTTTGGTTTCAAGAATATCTTTGTACTTTTTCATTCTTTCTTTCCTTTTAGTTGCTCAAGAAGTTCGGCAGTTGAACCCACAAATAGGTTATTATTTACAACCTTGGGATCTTCAACTTGTCCGCCATTCTTCTCTTTTTCAATCTCAAGCTTCAGTTTCTCTATTTCAAGTAACTGCTTGTTTGCATTAACAATCTGCCCAATCATTGTTGATACGACTTCAAAAGCACGTGGATGTTGAGACGCCGACGCAATCTGTGCGAGCTCCTGAAGCGCCATTTCACCAACATCAGCTGCGCTGCGAATATTAGCTTGAACTTCACTGAATTGTTCATCACTATCAACATCATGCCTTTTGGCAGGAACATTGATTGTTTGTGGCATAGGCACAATGCCTAGCTCTTCTGCTAATTTATCATCTGCCATATCATTTCTTCTTTTGTCTCAGTGCGTTATGTACACAACCTTTGCTGTCTGCATCTCATATAGGTATCGCTTAAAGGTCTTCATGCTGCTTACTTTCTGGATAGCAAACGAGACAAGAATCCTTTGCGCCGTGGGCCAGTAGGTTTGACGCCATCATGAGTTAGAGTGGCATGATGCTCAATTACAACGGTAGGCTTAGAGCCTATCCGAGGGTCTACTGGTCCTTGCACGGGTTTTGATTTATGTACATGTATTTGTGCGTTACGATGCAATAAGAATTCTTTCTCTTCTGGATGATTTGAGTGTTCCCTCATCCAAAGTCCATGTGATCCTTTGGGAATCTTGGCTCGTACTACATGATGGGCTTCTTCCCAGGTACCTCCTGAGTGTGAGGGAGACCTCAATTTCAGACTATTAACGTGTGATTCGTTTTTCAGATCGAATTGCTCACCGTGCTCATGCGCATGGCGGCCTCCGAGAGATTGGTGAAAATAGATATGGTTATGCTTAAGAACTTCTTTTGCCTTTTCATGATCTCCATTTTCAATATGCTCTTTCAACTTGGTGACTGGGGACTTCCTCGATGCACGCCCGGCCCTGTCCATGGCAACACTACGCTCTATTGAAGTTGACGTGAATCCCTTGTTTTTAATTGTCAATTGACCAGATTCATCTCTGTGTCGTTCAGGACTGCTTTGTAAACCAGTGTAGACGTCAACATCTCGATGCACTCGATGTCTTTGAATTGCCCTAGAGATATGATGGATCGAACGTGTATGTTCCTCTTCTTTGGGACCTTCACCCCGCAATTGCTTATTGATATTAGCTGAAGACTCGTCAGAGTATTTACGAACATGTTCAATTTCATCGTCATTCAGATTCGGTTTACTTTTCTCATCTAATTCACGCGCTAGATCAGCCTTATAATCCATGCTGTGTATGTCATTTTCTTCCTTGAGTAGACTATCATCATAATAAGATAGCTGTCTAGGAAGACCCATTATCACGCTGGGCAATTTTTTCTTCGTCTTGATATGTTGCTTAAAGGTCTTCATATTAGAAACTCCATGTTAAAAACTCGTATTTGAATTGGTTTCATCTGACCATGTTTCAATATACCCATATGAGTCATCAACAGCAATATTGGCATATGGTATGGTGATAGAACTGTTTGTTGTTGCTGAACCATTAGCATCAAGACCCGGTGTGACTTGAACTGATAGTGGTGCAGTGTTTCCATATGCAGATGTATTGCCCACAAAGAAATTCGTATTGCTGACTTTGATGATTGGCTTCTCGGTAATAGGACCAAAGAAATATGCCATCATTGTAAAGTTCAATGTCCAGAAAACATTTCGCCGTGCTGTCAATTCACCTTCATAGACATCCTGAAACTGAACACCATCAAGCACAATAGGAATGTCTAAGACGATATCAAGCTCAGGAATTACCTCTAGCGATGAAGTAAATGATGGCGAGAAGAATGGCAAAATCTGCTCAACGATCTTATTGCCCTGTGTAATGTTCTTTGACATAACATATACAGAGAAAGTCAAATCCCATGCAGATGGCCGAAACTGTGCTCTCAGTTTATTGAGGTCAGTTGCTTTACGAACAGTACGATCCATAAAAGGCAAGTTGCGATTTGGATCATATGACATACCATTCATCTCAAAACCAATGATAGGAAACCTCAGAAAACCGGGTGGGCAATTTTCAAATTCAGGTGAATCTGGCTTAGTATTAACACGCAATAGGTTCTTATCTCGACCAGAATAGTCAAGAGGAACGCGTGTTAATCCTATCTGTGTACCGTTCTCATCTTCTTCTGTGATACGAATATCAGAAAAAACTCGGCCAAAATAAATTACATATTTTCTCAGAAGTTCAAAATAGAACGGCTGGTTTCCATATAATGACATTACGAGTCACCTTTCATTGCGGTTGCTGTATGGTCAGTCGTGTCGTTATCAGACAACTTGTCGTTCTTATCACGCTTAAGTTTCTCAACGTACTCTTTTAACCATTGCATAAATGTAAACATTACCAGTCGCCTTCTGACCAAGGATTATCTGCACCCCATTGAATAAGTGGTTCGGCATCTTCTGGTTCACCGGCTTCCTCAAGAAACGAGTCATTTCCATTGCTAAGGCCAAACACGCTTTCTTGATGTGTTCTAAATCCTTCACGTGTAAGAATATCACCATATTCAAGTTCAATAACCAAACCGTCTTCTGATAGAATGGCCCAGTCATATGAATCGGTTGATGTATGTCTGCTCATGCAATCAATACTACCGATACCGGTGCTGAAGTCTTCACCAGCGAACTCAAAGACTTCAACTGTCAAATCCCACATTGGCAAATGACCATGTTGATAGAAGTATGGATGTTCATCAACATACTTGATTTCATATAAGACTTTGTCCAACGGAAAGTATATCAAGTCGCCTTCATATGGACGATATAGCGTTGCCTCTTCTGGAATGATGTTTGTTTCCCATTGCATACGAGCAATAGTCAGAACCAATGAGCGCCTATTCTCAATGCCAAAGTGAGACATCAGAGCTTCTTGGCCCATGAAGCCTTGTGCGGTTTTGACATAGATAGGAATCGTGTATGCCGTATCAAATGACGAACCTGCATCTTCTGTAAAGACCCCATCTGTATTTGCTGAACGACGACGTGGCAAATACTGCATATCCATGCCAAACTTCTGAATTACTTCAGTAACAACTTTATCTAGCAAGTTGATGGTGTTCTTGCGCTTGAAATGGTTGAAGAACGGCTTTGTTGTTTTTCCTAATGGCATGTGACCGTTTCCTTAACCAATGAAATCCATAGGTGGCATAGAGAAGTTATTGATCATCTCTGCTTCAAGTTCTTTACGCTCTTGTAGACCTTCAGAAAAGATTGTCTGGCCATCAAGCTGAATGCCACCTGGCAGCATCACGCCCTGATATGTTTTGAGGTTTGTGCCCCACTGTTCTTTCATAAGAGCACACGCATAACGAAGCAACCAACGATCTGACCAAGCATCAGTGAAAACGTCTGGATCAATAATCTCATGTGCTTCAACAAGCATTACTTCACCGACTGTTGCCTTTTCCCAATCCATATCAATGAAAAGACGATCACGGTGTCGGTTATAACGAATAGGATACTTACCAACAAGAAGATCTTCAAGCAAACCGATGTGTTGCATAGCAGAAAAATATGGCACAATTGAATTTGACATCAACGTATACATGTCATTGAGTGCAATCTGATACCGAATGTTGAACATGTTACTGGTTGAACTTTCAGCAGAACCGAGCGGAAAGACACGAACAACGCCTTTGATGTTTTCTGGAACAGGAATAAATCCACCAAGTTCAGCAGTCAGTGTTGCACCAGAACCTGTTGATGTCGTGATTGTAACATCAGGCGCAATCGCATATGCATCGCCATGATCTGTCATCGTAACAGCAGTAATCGCACCATTGGCATCAGTCGTCAATGTAGCTGCTGCGCCAGAACCTAATGTGCTAGTGAGTGTGAGTGTATCTGTATTTGCGTAACCGGTACCGGCTGCATCGATACGAATGCCAAACACAGCATCACCACGATTGCCAGCAGTAACAATGTGCTTGAAGAATGCTTTGTCCATACCATTGAAGTGATAATCCCAATAGTATTTCAATGCTTCATCAACAATATCATCTGCTTGTTCTTCTGTGATGTGCACTTCATTCACAGGCTCGCCCAAACGGCGAAAGCAATGATCAACAAATTCTTGTCGTGATGTCGGTAATGCCATGGTTATCTCCACTCTTCTTTATCATTATTTATAAAGAAAGGGAGCCGGAGCTCCCTGACTATTATTTGTTGAAAAGGCTCTTTGCTTTCTCAACGGCTTTGTCTTTCAGTAATATTGCCCACTCTGGAGCATCTGTAATCCAAAACCATCCGATGCAAAGACCAACAAAAATACCTAGTAAAAATGACATCAATTATTTACTCCTTTTTCTAAGTGCATCATAGTACGATATCCGAACCAAAACCCAATACAAGCACCAAAAATGGCAGATGTAGTTTCATCCCAGATGACAGGCAGTACATCAAGAATAGGAACTCCCTGCCAAATCATAATGGCAAGAGATACGACCTTAATGATTATAAAGGTAAAAAAGAAAAAGTAAGTAATGATAGGCCGAACACTTGCTCGAAGAGTATTAAGGAATTCACCACCATCAAGAGCCATATCATGCTTGCGAAGTGATTCTCCCTCTTGGACAATGGCACGAGTATTCTCAACAATAAGTTGATAGTCCATACCTTGAGCCGCGGCTTCCATGCGTAACCTGATGAGTTCAGCTTCATGTTGCATACTCCTTGATTTCTCAAGATAACGAATTGTCATAGGAGCAACAGATGATAGAAATCCAATGATAGTTGTAAGTGCAGTAATCATTTGTCTAGCCTTATATCTTTGCCCATTTGCTTCAGCTTTTCTTTTGTTCTTCCATATGCAGTGACACCAACAATGCCAAGCATAGAGACATGAAATAGCCCACCGCCTTTAAGTGTAATTGGTTCCCACTGCTCAATGCCTTGTGAAGCAAAAAATTGGCCTGCAGAAAAAACAACAGGTGCTATTACAAAATCAAATAACACGACAACGAAATACAACCAACCGATAGCAGGTCGCCATTTGTTGTGCATCCAACGTTCGTGTTTTGGCATTTCGTTATCCATTATCGTTTTCCTAGCCTGAGTAATACTCTATTACGAACTGAGTCTTTGCCCTCGGCAATTTCAATGGCAGCCTCACAATGACCAGGATCTATATAATCAAGTGTATTTGCCAAAATGGTCCAAAATTTATTGCCTCGATTACGACCCTTACCTGCCAATGAAGAAATTGTTTCATCGGGATCTGCTGCAAAAATTACAACAGCTGCGAGTTGATCGATTGCAATCAAGATGTTCCATACATAATAACACATAAACAAAAAGGCGTGTCGTAACATAGCAACCTCCTTTGTTACGGTTTATATAGTAGTACTATTTATATGGAGATCATATCATGTTCTTAACTGCATTAGCACATCCTCTTCCATGGCCAATACTTGTAATATGCTTATTGACTGTAATCGTTTGGTTGGTAATTGAAAAATGACACGACTTACGCCCATTATGGATGTTGAAACTCGCATTGCTACTATACCCGACTCGGGTCTTGATCCTGATTTGAGAGTACTTTGGGAAGGTTTATTGCACTATCAAAGAAAGAATTTGCATTGGCTACCAGAAAAATATCAAGAGCCAAGACACTATAAACATATCGCCTGTTGTTACTTTGAAATGTTCACGAAACTAAGAGAATATGGCCACAAGAAAATTTTAGACTATGGTTGTGGGACAGGTCTTGGTTACTTGGTAAACGAATTCTGTGATTTCGATTTCGATATTGTTTGCACCGATTGGCAAGAAGATTGGACAGATACTAAAGAAAAAGAAGCATTTGACCATTGCAAGCAAACGTTCAGTGTTCCTCTTTACTACAACAATTCTGTATTTGACGAGAATGTTGTCATAACACCGAGACCGACCATCAAATTCGATGCTGTTATCTTTGTACGCAATCACTATATAACTAATGATGAAATATCCATTGATGAACTGTACAAAAAGTTTGCACCGCTTTGTGAAAACGACTTTAGGATATGGTGGTCAAACAGTTATCAACCATACCATTATGATCCAATCGAGTTGCTTGAAACTTTTAGTGAGAGATTTGATGACCAACCACACACAAGAATATTGAGGTTTTAATGAGACTAATATATCAACATAAGCATGTTTTTCCAAATAAACAACTACGAGCAATCTGCAACTTTGTTAAAAGTGAGTTGTATGCCGATCGTACTGGTAACTTCAACGTAACTGACATTTATTATGATCCATTACCAAACCCAAACACCTCAATGACTATTGAAGATTGTGTCATGGAGTCGGCACAAAACATCTGGGCTAAACATAAATCGGTAACGTGCATGTGGTCAGGTGGTATTGATAGCAGTGCCGTTCTGATTGGTCTGCTTGAACAGAAACCCAAAGATGCAGAGCTCAAGGTCTATTATACACCATCATCTATCGAAGAGTTTCCGGTAATGTATGAGAAACTAGTTAAAGATAAGTGGGATATGCCAGACATTATTGAATATGATACATTGGTTACAGGTGAGTGTGGTGACCAACTATTTGGTTCAGAAACTATGCATAGACTACACCATGACATGACAAAGCCATGGGAACACGTATTTACATATGACTCCAAAACGTTCTATGGTAAAAATACCCCTGACTCGATGTTTTGGGAAGAACAAAAGCCTATTCTAATGGATGTTGCTGACACTTTAGCAGATAGCTATCCTGGCGATATGATAACACTAAAAGATTTTCTATGGTGGGCAAACTTCACACAGAAGTGGAATGCCGTACAAGTTCGTGCCATGTATTACTATAAGGTTCTTGAATTGAATCATCCAAGCAAGGTCGTGTCATTCTTCAACACACCAAGCTTTCAGCAATGGTCGATGTCAAACCAAGACAAGACGTTGTCAGGAGAATGGAAAACCTATAAGCAACCACTAAAGGATTTCATTCATAAGTATTGTCCAGATGAGACATATCGTAATGAAAAACTAAAGGTTCCGAGTCTTGTCAATTTATTCAATAATAATTGGAACGTGTTCGATAATAGCACAATCATAGAAGCATTTGATGATGGGTCAGTGAGATATTATGATAGTAAAAGCGATGATTTGTAATATTCATGGATTCTGCCCATATGATGTTGAAAGCATTTACAAAGAACATGGTGTTCTGACATATCAACATATTCGTGGTGACTATGCCATCGAGATTATTGATGGTGATGAAACGACGTATATCACAGACTTGACAGGTACCAATGCCGCCGGGTGGTTACCAAGAAATAGCACGCTTGTTCTTAAGAATAATCGCATAATATACAAACGTAGCAACCATAATATTTCTAAGTTGAAATATGATCCACCATCTGGTCTGCCAAAGAAAGACTATTATGATGACTTCTTTGATGCTATAGATGAGGCAGTTCGTTTTCGTTGCCAGGATGCCACACTACTTCTTAGTTCTGGTCATGATAGTGGAACTATTGCAGCATCAATATATCATCAAAACTTGCCTTGTAAAATCTTGTCTATCACCGGACAGGAAAATCAAGAGACGCTTCATAAACGCCTGGTGCTATTTGAGGACAAAAGAGTGGTGACTGAATGGGATGCACAGAAAGATAGTCATCAAGTAGCAGCAGAGCACATTGATACACCAATTATGCTTTCAGGCCTTGGTGCAGATGAACTTTATGTGTCATTTGATTTACAGCTTTATGCACGATTTCTAAAGCAGTCATTGCCACATTATAGAAATCACAATATTCAAGTTCGCTATCCTCTTAATGACTGGAACGTTTTTCGTGAATGGCGGTTACTAAAAGATAATCTTAGAAACCCATTACATCAAAAGAAAGCTTTTACTGAATACATGCATGACCGAGGATTTCCAATATACAAGGGGCAGAAGATCTCTTTTGCATTGAATCCATGATTGTAGATTTGTCATTTGAAGAAATAGATGAAGTGTGGTTCGAACAGGACATGTGGTTTGATATCAATACACAACTACGCCGCATGGAATCAAATCCATACTCAAACAGAACATATATGGGTGGTCGAGAAGAACACGCAGGCAATCCGGTGTTCTATGGATATGTTGAGGACGAGGTACTGATGGGCGTCAACTCATATTCACATGTGAACAAAACAGAGTGTCGTTCACGTGGTCTATATGTCTATCCAGACTTCCGTGGTTCTGGTGTTGGTGAAAAATTATTATGTCATGCGATTGAAGCAAATCGTGATAAGGGTTACAAATTTATCTGGTCAATGCCACGACTTGCTGCATGTAAAGTATATGAGCGTGCTGGTTACACGCTCACCACAGAACCATTCGACATGGGTGTTTATCAGAACAGAATGTGCAGATATGACTATTGAGCATTTGGAAAAGGCATCTTGAGTTTTATCATATGCAATGGTTGTATTCCATAGAATTCGTTTTCAACATACTCATTTGTTTCTTCATCGAAATTGAACCATGTTGCAAATGATTGTATGAGATTGAGTCGTGTCTTTTCGCTATAGTTAACAACTCGATGATCAATACAGAAGTTCCAGATATAAACCTTGCCCACTTCCATATGCACCGTTTTAGTTAGTTGGTTTCCACCCCATGATCCATCGATTTGCAATATTGTACTATTCTTTTCTGTGATAAGTGGAATGTTATAACGAAGCGCCTGTATCCAGGATTCGTCTTTATGCCATTGTTGTTCATGGCCGCCTTCAGCCCAAACAACACGACCACGAGATGGCATCAGATCAACAGAATCATAAAAGTTACCAAGATGTTTTTTGGCTAATGGATGAAGCTCATTGAACGCATATGTATCATAGTATGTGCTATAATCAGTTTCCCATGGTGGATTTTCATTTGTTGAACGACTGTGTGACCAGTTCAGTTTAGGATGACCGAGTGTGGCACGTGGTGATTTATACCATGGATCAACATCACCTCGCATAATAACAGGACTGAACCCTCTGTATTTCTTTGATTCTTGTTTGCCTTTTGTCCATCCATATATTTCACCGAGTTCTTCACGAATGGACTCACAGCCATGTCTCAGTTCATCGGCTGATGGTAAGCCAAGTTCTTCGAGTGTAAATTCAAAATAATCTTCGCCATTATTGAATGGTTCAAAGGCTTCATGAAGATTGTATTGACGATCAAGATCACCGAATATATTTGTTGAATGATTCATTGTGTATATCCTATAACCATAAACCTTTTGTTTCTATTCAGTAAAGGCATTGCGCCTTTATACTTGACATTCAATAAGACGTTTTGTTTTTCGATTTCATCTGGGTTGTTAACTTGATTGCAGTGATCAGATGCATCAGCATTCGTTGATTGAATCGCAATGAGTGGATTATTATCATATGTCCAATGTGTAGCAAAGGTTTCTGTCATGTGCTCTGCACAACAATTAATGACAACATCAGGCGTAGTTTGCTGTTTATTCCAATAGTTATCATTGACACACTCAAAATCAAAACTACTGACTTCTCTATAGACGCTTTGCATAGTCGTTGCCATCGGATCGATATCCCATATAGTAATACGATCAATGCTAAAGGTATCATATAACATATCAATCAAAGGAAAGCCAAACCATCCACCAACAATTTCTATTTCAAGAGGTTTAATAGGAACATGCTTTGCCAACTCAGTAACAAGCCATTCTTTGCCTTTTACTTGTGACAATCTCAGAGCATCAAGAAATCTTTTCTGGCCATCCTCACCGAAGTTCAATTCAGCAAGTCTATATAAGTCCAGGTACATTGCAGCTCGTTGATAAGAAAGTTGAAACATGAAAATTCAAGTCCTCACTGTCAAATGGGGTGATAAGTTTGACTCATCATATGTCAATCGTATATATGACATGGTAAAAGCCAACACTCGTTTTGACATCACGATGAAGTGTTATACCGATGACCCGAGTGGTGTTCGTGATGAAGTCGAAATCATACCCATACCAGAAGACAATAAGCTCGAAATATGGTGGAACAAACTTTCTCTATTCAATCCTAACGTCATCACAGACGATGCTCTATGCCTCTATCTGGATCTTGATGTTGTCATTCAAAACAATATTGATGAGCTCATAGAAAGTAATCGGCCAGGTAAGGTGAAAATACATCGAAGCCAAAAGCACCTGAACAGTTCTGTTATGCTATGGACACCAGGTGATGGCCAAGAAATTTGGGATAAGTTCTCATCAGACCGAAATAAATGGATTAACACATATCGTGGCATTGATGAGTTTATCTGGCACCAAACTTATTGCTTCTCACTATTCCCAAAAGGAATGATATATTCAAGGCTGTTTGGTGATTGGTATGACGTACACAATCAAGGGCCAAGAGAAACAGCACCCGATGTGTTTAACTTCTATGATAAGCCAGATTATATGATATGCATATTCAATGGCCTTGGACACAACTTTGATGAAAGCGCATATGAAGGCTTTGAACACTATTGGTCAAGCCCTGATATCCTCAATCATCATTTCCCACATCTCAAGGTGCGGCAAGACGAATCCAAAGGTCAGACGATCTTCATTGAAAGTCTTAGCGCAGTGCCAAAAGATCTTATCGGGTTCATCAAATGAACCAAAGTAACCAACCTTGACGGCCCAGCCAGGACGATCTTGAAGAGTAACAATTTCCTTGGTGGTTGGATCTTGATAGCGAAACCAACCATCACCGGTCTTGTTATATGATATCAGAATATTATAGCCAGATGCATTGGCGTTATTGTGCCATGACATATATCCGTTCTTAGGATACCACATAGCAACAGCGGAGTTTCTGGCACCAAGATATTCAACTAACTTATGCCGATAATCTTGAAATGTATCAACATATTCATTTGGCATAATGCGCGGTAACTCACAGTTGGTGCCATATGTTATCATTGGAAAGCCTTCACCTTCCTTCGAGTTTTTATCATATGTTTTCATCAGCTCAAGATATTTTTCACCAATATAATACTCATCAATATCTGGTTTGCCATCAAGCTTAATACGTAAATGGTCTAAATTAAAGAACCAGTCAGAATAACCATTCAAAATATCAAGAAGCTCTTCATTCAATTCATCAATAAAAAACATAGTATCAACCTTTTATGGTATGGTGCCAAATTATAACGTCATCTATATCTATCTTTTCACGAGAATCTTGATATGTGTTAACCCAGTTCCATATACAGTCAGGTTCAGGAAAATAACTGTGCTTGATTGCATGCTCGGTTTTATTCATTAGCCACCAATATGTCCATTGATCCCACTCACGCAAATGCTTTGAGGGATATAAGTTTTCATCCCATGGCCATTGCGTGCATTGCATCTCATATGTTTCCCACCACTTATGCATAAAGTTTATGGTATGTGGTTTAGAGTTATAAACAAAGAGACCACAATGATCAACAAGCGAACCACCCGGAAAATGAACATAGGCCGCAGCGTACTCACGAATTTTGGTTAGCATGATGTCATCATCACCAAGCAAATCAAATGCTTCGGTTATTCTATTTGATCTAACTTCACAATCAGCATCAATATAGAATGTTCGTTCATATGGAGTTTTTGGAAGTGCCCAGAGCTTGGCACGTTTGTGGTTGGGCGCATCATCAAGAACAATGTCACACAGATCATGAATCTCATCGGTAACAAAACGTTTTTCGGTGGCAAATGTTATGCTGGCATCAGGTGCGTATTCACGAATGCTATCAGCACATGAGATGCCAGCTTCAACAAATTTCTGTTTTACCGAAGCGACGATGAGAAACCCATCGCCTTTATGCTTCATTTTTCGGCGCAGCCTTTTTAGCAGCGGCTTTGCTAGTCGCGCGTTTCTTTGTGGGTGGCTTTTTTGTGGCCGGTTCTTTTTTTGCAACAGGTGCTGGTTTAGGCTCTTCTGCTATCGAAATATCCCACTCTGATTTCAACAGAACGCCTGCCCACAGTTGAACTTCAAGAGGCTTCTTTGCACGACGGATCTTTGACTTCAGCTTAGTATTCTTTGATGCCTTGATTTCTGGAATCTCAAATACTTCGAGCTTAAGGTTGAACAGATGCTCTTCGAACTGTCGCTTTTCACCAGCCAGACCTTCTTTTTGTCTGGCAATATCTAACTCAATTACTTCTTTGGTTCTCTGTTCGATATCATCGACACCAAAGGTTTCAATAATTTCTGACCAGTCTGGATTGACATCATCACCATTCATTTTGTTGACCATGGCTTGAGCACGTGAACCATCGGCAAACTCAAAGACACAACTAATCTGATTTTTTTCATCACTAGTAAAGTATGGTTGTTCAATTTTGCGTTTCATTATGCACTCCTAATCCAAAGACTGAAATTGGCAACACCAACTTTATTAGCAGCATCACCATCAATTACCGTATTATTATATATCTGTGAGAAGGCCGGGCCAGAAAAAGATCCTTGGTAGTTTGCGGCATATCCTGCCTGAAACGAACCAACGAAAAAGCCGGTGTAGTATCCAGTGTAGTATCCAGTGTAATTCACGATGCGGGAGAAGAAACGAGTTGATGAGCCGCCGCCATAATATCTTATAAAATTTACTTGTCGTCCAAAATTGCGGCCAAAGTTTCGTGCAAAATTGCGGGCAAAGCCTCGTGTAAATGCAGGACCAAGATAAGTTGGACCAGCAAAATTTGGACCAAGATATGACTGTGAGAAGAATCCTGTAAATGAACTAGTTGTTGTACCAGCCTTGTCATCAGTGTGTTCTGTACCCATACGAACCCATGTTCCGGTTCCAGGAGCCGTTGCTTGTAATGCCCATGTGCCAACACCTGTTGTCACACGCTGATTATGAAATCGACTATACAAAGCTTCTAGTTCAGCATCAGTAAACTCAACAACCTCATATGTGTTACCATTCAATTGTGTCTTGAGTGGTCTAAATTCGGTTGGTGTTGTTTGTGTTGTTCGGCGCCAAAGCTTTGTACCAGTGTCTGATAGAGATGCAGCAAGTTCATCGGTCAATGATGTCACTTCAACCCATGTTCCACCTACTGTTGGTGCTGTCGGTGCTAGATGATATGAACCCAAACCATCAGCGACATAACGAGTAAGAGCATGTGTAATAAGCGATGAATTTAGTTCAGTGTCATTCTGGCGCTCAAGCTTTGAACCATCCCAATGTAATGGTTGCTCAAAGCTTTCTGATATAGAATCACGATCTTCCAGAAAATCAAAACTGGTTGTTGCTGTTGTGAGGTCGGTTGAACCCGCAGCATTTACATAGTCAACATCATCAAGTGTACCAATATTGATACGCGTGCCAACTGAACCATTTACTTGAAGTGTTGTGACATTATTGTAGTGTGCTTCAAGGATCTTATGCGCAGCATAATCCATTTCAGCATCAGTCATAACTCGTATTGCATTTGGTGTTTTAGTTCTATCAACTCTAACAGGATTTGCCATATCAACTCATCTTTGTATTATGGGAACAGTTGTGTTGTTCCGTCGTCATCAAAAACTTTCAATTGATCGCTTGCCAGAACTATTTGTTGCCAAGCACCAGATATATATGCCTCATAATATGACTCGGTTGAGTTATAGCGTATCATGCCAGTTGCTGGCGTTCCTGGGCGCTGTGCCGTTGTTCCTTGTGGAAGTTCAACCGCATCTGTAGAACCACCGAAGTCGATAACATTTGTTGCAGAAAGGTTTGATGTGGCAGTAGAAACTGCAACGGTTAGCGTATCAACATCGATTGCTGTTGCATTCACAGAAGTTGTGCCAGTGGAAAGTGAACCCGAGACATTGCCGGTGAGTGGACCAATAAGACTATCAGCAGATACAGTCGTCGAGTTTACCACTGTTGTACCAACCGAAAGAGATCCAACAACATTACCAGTCAGAGTCGCAACAGTTACACTTGTTTCTGTTATAGCAGTGTTGACAGTTGAGTTACCAATGGTTAAGGTGTTGCCTGTTGAGACAGAGACATTGGAACCAATCGTAAGAACAGCAGCAGAAGTGACATTACCACCACGCAGTTCAGTGTTTGCAGATAATGTGGTGACAGAGAATATGCCATCAACATAAACATTGCCAGTCGTCAAACCTTGTGTCGTGTTTGCCGTGATAGCAGAGTTACTAACAAGATTTGCAACCTCATTGACTTTATCAACCAGAGCCTCAAAGTTCTGTGTGTTGATGTCAATCAGTGTAACGGATACAGTCATTTCGCCATCGCCTTAATTATTTCTTTTAGTTGTTCAAGCTCTTGCTTCATAGTATCGACGTCATTCGTTACAGCTTGCATCTCCTGCTTGTGCTTACGTCTTTCAAGGATAAGCTGATAGTCCGAGTCATTCTTATTTATAATAACACCATTGGAGTTTCTATAGAATCCAGGTGCATTCTTGATCGGCGTCTCTTCCATCATATCCTCATAATAACATAAAGAAAGTTGGTTGTCAACTAAACTTTTCTATTGACAACCTTTTATTTTAGTGTATAATAGGTCTTGACCTTATGAAATACTATGCACTTACTGCTGCACCACTAACATCATCAATTCTTGGTATCCTTTGTGGATTACTTGAAAGCATAACGATCTTGAATGCCATTGTTTCATAACCATCAAACTTACCTTGATTGCTATTATAATAACGAACAACGTTATCATTTTGCTTGTTATTGAATGCCTGTAGTGGATAATCTATCTTCTCAATCTTCATACCTTCTGCAAGAATAGACGTGTTGGTTGTGCTAGTATCTATCTCAATCGTATCAGCATCTGTAACAGAAGAAACAGACACCACCATATGATTCTCAGGGAACAATGGTTGATATAGATAAACCAAATCACCAGAAGCTAGGTCAGTGACAAAGTCAGTACCAGAACCTTCAACGGTTGTTGAACCAGATGTTAGAGTAACCGTTCCATCAAGAACTGTTCTATCCGGGGGTACTTGATAGAAACCATATTCCAGTTGAACAAAATCATTCAGATCTGATACAGAACTGCGCAATGATTCACCTTCTTTGATTTCAAGCTCAGTCCAGTTTTTATCATCAAATGCATCGGCGTCTTCGTTTTTAAAGATGCGCGCATATACCTTGATATCTGTTTCTGCTGGCTTATATGCAGTAATGAATAGTCGAATATCTTCTGCTGTTCTAGCCAATTTGATGTTTTTGCTAATACCTTTAGCAAACGCATTACCGAAATCAGTATGCTCGTTAGTAGCATCGTTATTGATTATATACTTAGTAAAGGTAACAGTTGGTTCGAACATACGAAGAGTATTCCAATCAGTATTGACATAATCAACATCAACAAGCATCTTCAAACTTTCACTAGTAATGTTTGTTTGATTCGCTGATACTTTATCATTTGGTGAACCATCTTCATATACAGTTACGAACTCATTTGACTTTGACATAATAGCATTAATTTCATCATTGAATGATGTGCTTGTTTTTTCATATACGAGTACATCAAATTGATTGTTTGACGTTCCATCGTTGACAAAAAATGCTTCTCCTGATAATGTGTCAGATGCATCCTTTTTAATGTAGTTTGCTTCAAGTCTCAACTTATAATCGACTTCTGTTGCACCCCCATCAATCTTAAAGAATGGCAAAAATTCTGCCATATCAAGATTGCGAATCTCACAATCATAAAATTCATTATTACCATATGCCGTTTTGATAACAGAACCAGTGGAGTATGAGAATGTTGCACTTGATCCAGCAGATGTATTTGATGTGGTATTTGTGGTTTGTGTGGAGTTTGCCACAACAGCTTCAATAGCATTCGTATTAACGAAACCACAACCTGTGTTCGAGAAGTAAACGGCAGTGATTGCGCCTGCGCCATCTGTTACGATATTTGCAGTGGCAACATAACCACCAGTAACTTTATCAGTTACATTTTCAAAACCTTTGATATGCAGAACATCTGAGTTTGAGTATCCAGAACCACCGCTTGTGATTGCCACCGAGGTGATCTGGTTGTTGGTAAAACGAACAGTTGAGTTGGCAGTTGAATTTGCCAATGTAAGCATTGATGTTCGCACGCCAAACGGTGATGAACGGTCAAAATAATGAGCACGACCAACTGGTGTTACCATAAACTTAGCAGATGCATTGCTAAAAGTAATACCCTCATCAAGTGTCATTTGTGTATTTGATTGAATCGACCTAATTTTGCGGATATTTGTTTTGGTGCCATCTGTTATGACAATTGCATTTTCCTGATTTTCAACAGAATAGATATCAGACCATGCAAAAGTTGAACCGTTTGGTAGCAATGTATTTGCTACAATAATATTGTTTCCTTGGTTTGTCGTAATAGTAATATGATCGCTGCCATTGTTCCAGCCACCAGGATAATGAACGGTATTTGCATAAAGCATCTGCCCACCGATGAACAATTTTTCTGATGACTTATCAAAATCATATGTGACGTATTCATATGAATTGAAGTTGATGTTGAAACCTGTGTTTGAACTCGTATTATTTGCGGTGATGGAAGTCCGTGGTTTTGTGTTTCTAACTTCACCCACTGGCAATGATGTGTTGCCAGATACTGGAATGCCACTATGTGCATATCGAGCAATATTGATATCAAACTTAATCGATGTATCTGCCAGTGGTCTCCAGTTTTTCAAATATTCATCTAAATCAGTCGTCGTATCAGCCACGAAAAGAGTATTGATTGTAAAGAAGCGGCCAATGAACTTATTTGAAGGTCCTGGTGAGATATCAGTTGAACCGGTCAATATTTCATTTACTTTTGATTTCCATAGAACATATTGTGCTGATGCATCGAAAGCAAATAACAATGCATATTCAGTATCAGTCGTTACGCTCATTGGTCGTAAAAAAGTAAACTTTGTTGGGACCGTAGCATCAGAAGATGTCAAAATATCATTATAACTAACTTCTGCTATATGACCCGTGAACAGCGAACTGTCACGTGTGATGAATGGAACACCATAACGCGTAGGAACAACGCATACATATGCACCAGTCGTATAATCATTTAAATTCAAAAGTAAATCTGGTTTACTTTTGAAGTACAAATTCACAGAACTGATGTCACATGTTGATGCGCCATCTACTGTTGATGAGTCAACATAAAAGACTTGTGCACCATCAAAATTACGTACAAACGTCATAATGTAATCCTTTAGTTTGTTACCTGATTATGAGGTATTAAAATTTGGCCAGAGTTTATTACGCGTTGGGCTTTTGATAAGCCAGTAGAATTTGATACTTCATAGACAAGATTTGAGGGTTGGATATTTCGTTTTACTTTTGCATCAGTACTAATATTATTGCGTGTCTCACTACCAAATTTAGTAATAGGATTTTTATCATATATTGTATTATTCTTTGAAGCATTTACGAAAGTTGGCACTTCAATCAAAGTCTCAAGAGACAATACGCCTTCAGCATTAGTAAACAAATCATCACCAAAATCAGTTGCACTTATACCAGTAACACGAGTGCAAAACCCCATATCTTCGCCATTTAGCGTAATAGTGTATTTTGTATTAGGTAGTAGTCCAACAAAAGATAAACTTACACTTGAAACTCTGCGCTTTCTTGTTACATTTGTAATATCTGTAAGATTTGTCATTCTTGTCCTCAATCGATAATGTCCGTGAAATATATTTATAACATGGACATTATGTGTTTATTTTTTATCTGATATACATTTACCAACAATCTTAATTCATAGCAGTGCAAACTATTTTATTGCCGGCGCGACCGCCACCTTCACCGGCTGTTGGTGTCAGTAGGAGCAATCGTCTGAGCCCGGATCACTACAGCTAGGATCACCAAACTCCTGTTCTAGACCGAAGCCAGATCTTCCAGGTTGTCCGGGAGTACCAGGTTGTCCGGGCGCACCTGGTCTACCAGGAGCACCAGGCCGTCCAGGAGCACCAGGAACGCCGGGAGCACCAGGTTCTCCCGGTGGTGGTGGTGGACAACCAACTGTCGCTCTATCAATTGGATATTCAGCTAATAGTTTCCAACGCCATGAACCAGCACCTTTAGATGTTCTAATTGTGTAGTTACGACCCAGTGTGGGATTATGTGTAAATTCAATCTTACCCATATAGTTTGCGTAATCGGTTGATACTGTTGTATCAATGCCATAAGTAGTAAAATCATCATCGAACCATGATGATTTATCAGGTGATACTACAGCTGTTTTTTCTTGTGATGTTAATGCAACTGCATTGGCGGTAGATGCAAGCAGTGTTGAGCCTTGATAAATTTCTACCTTGATGTTTTTGTCATACGCATAAAAGAAAACTTTTGCGGTCGAATTTACAAATTCAATAGTACCAAAATCGGTTTCCTGTGCACCACCGGCAAAAGTCAATTCCCATGAATCAATATATGAAGATACTGTATTACCGACTCGCGTTGCATCAAACTTTGTTCTAAAGGCATTAGTATTAGCAATCTGTGTGTTTGGCAAACAGGGTGGTTCAATAACATCAGCAGGATCTGACGAGTTTTCTTGTGACAATAACGGTACTTCTACATAATCACCCCAAGATGTTTCATCAAAATTGAATTGTGCTACCCACTTATGTTTAATTGGAACAAGCGCTGAATCATCAACTACTGCAGCAAACTTAGGATTTGTTGTAGCAAGACGGTTATAATTATCAAAGCCATCTGCAAAAAAACCAAACTTAAATCGATTGAGATTTGCATCATTTGATGATGGGATAACCCGATCTTTGATATCAGATTCAAGCAATGAAAGGTTCATATAATATTCAAGATCATCAATTCTGCGCTCAAGTTGGTTAATATCTTCCATTGTCATACCACGAACTTGTGTGATATCGGTTGTGGTTGTTTCAACGGTGTGACGTGTAATTGTACGATTTTTTCGTCGTGCCGTACTAGCTTCTATATTATAAGTACGATTATTCAAAATTTCTGACATTTGAGTATCAACCACAGATACTGGAATATTCGGATATGGCGGAACATAAATGTCACCAAGTTTGATATTACCATTTGGTCGATTGGCGCTTTGCACATTATTTTTATTTGAAGCTGGATTACCAGAAGTAACTGTAAACTGGCCATACCGATTTAGAAATACCGTGTCAAGTCTAGCCATGAATGCCGACACAGAAGCACTCATAATAGAACCGGGTAATGGAAATTTTTTATTATTGGTCGGATCTGCTGTATCGCCAAAACCGACAGTTTCTTCTGGGTTGATAGGAGCGGCTGCTGCCGAACCACCAGGGCCTGCGGTATTTGCAGCATATGGGCGGAAATCAAAATGACTCAACAAATCATACTCAACTCCATCATTCGAAATCGTATAACCAATTTCAGAAGAGTGAATAGTTGAAGTAATATTTGAAAGTGGTTGACTATCAACTAAAACACGCTGCTCGGTGTTTGATGAAACATACGAAATGGGATCAAAGAAACCACCTGCACCTGATTCAGTAAAATAGTCAAACTCAACTAAGAGATAATCTCCTGATGTAATACTAGTGCGTGTTCTTGGGTTTTTAGTCAGATATGATAGACCATAATAGTTAGGATTCTGGTTCGTATCAACTACAAAATCAGAAATTACTGAGTTAGAAGAAGTAGTAATGGTTGAATTTCCAGAATGATATACGTTACGCAGACGGAAAACATCAGGAACACCCAGGCACCAAGGTCCAGAGATACCACCAGCATTATTTGATGTATCGATCTTAACATAACGCGTCCTATTTGGTGTTTTTGTTTTTCGCGCAGCACCAGTACGTTGAATATCGATTGCAAGTGCTGCAGTCTGTGCAGTCGCCAAATCAAAAGCAGGCATCGTTAGCGTCAAAATTTGCTTTGTGCCATCAATAGAACCAGACAGACCGGATCTTAGACCAAATGGCATTGCAACATGTTTCGGGAATGTTCTGCGCATCGTAGCAACGGTATTGGCATATTCACCAACACGGTCAAGCTGAATGACAGATGAATTAACAACCTTTGTCACCTGATGAAGCGATGAGTCGCCTGATGTGTTTGCAAACACCGAAACATAATCACCTGCTACAAGTTCACTTGTCAAATCAGCTGTTGTCGTAACAGTGTTTGCGCCAGTTCCATAGTTTACAGTACCGGTAACAGGAGAAGGCAATACCAGATCAGCGTTCAGCGGTGCAACATATAGTTCGCGCAATTGCAAATCTGACATTGCACCTGTTGTTAAAAAGAATTCATCAGATGCTGCTGAAATATTATAAGTCAATGTGCCGGTATTAGCAAAGGCGGTTGTTTGCTCAATAGTGCGATATGTATAACTAATTGCATTGGCATTATGAATAGAATCAACACCCGAATAGAAAAGCAATTTCGAATTTGTTCGATCGCCAAGCTCAGCAATTTGATTGTTTGTTGTACCTTGCGTTACCGTAACAACATCAGCAATTCCTTCATAAGATGTGCCATTATAATGAAGACCACGAACATCTGTGAAATTTTTACCGGAGTTCATGTTAACTTCAAATAGATGTAATCTATATTGTGATGCAGCTGAACCGATTTGTGCATTTTCTGGAATGATATTTCCTAATGGCACCATTGATCTGATACGCGCAGTACCGATAATATTACCAGTAGGTGTAATAGTACCAGTTTGAACATTAGTAATGTCATCAAGATAACTTGTTGCGGTGTCATATAAATTGATTGTATCACCTGTTGAGAACTGAAATAGTCCTACAACATTATCGACAACTACGTAATTACCATATGCTAATGAAATATTCTGTGAGGTAAGTTTTGTATCTGCAATCCTTGAAAGCGATGTCGAAAACGTATCAAATGTAGCAGTACGATAACCATCAATATAAGCACTACCAGGATCTACTGTTAAAACATATGTATTTGCAATAAAATCTGTTGGCTGTTTTGTACTAATTAGAAACTTATCAATGACATAATCACCCGACTCTTCGCGTGTTCTTCGTGCCATCTCGTCATTGATTTTATTATATTGCGTAGTACGATTTTGTTTGAATGCTCGACCATTACTAAATTCAACCAAAGTGAAAAATTCAGTATTACTTGTTGCAACTTCAGTATTCGAAATAATCAAACGAGGTTCTAGCTTCATTCGATTCGCACCAGGTGCCAACTCGTTTGGTTCGCCGGTTGCGTTATCAAGCAAACTTGTATCAATATCCGGGGTAATCAAAGTTTCAATAGTTTCGAAACCGACTGCCAAATTATCTGGTAATGTATTATATTTCGATACTGTTACACGTTGTGCAGCTGCTCTCTGAAAGTAACCACGTTGATAAACCACGCCTTCAGAAACGCCAAATGCATAACCATTTCCCACGGCATCTGAAACAGTAGAAACTACAACTTGTGCTTTAAAGTTATGTGCGGTAACATCAAAAGCAGAAATGCCGGTGCTATTATCATCAGACTTAACAGAAATAATTGGTGGGGTAGTGTAACCAGAACCATTATTAGTATTAGTAATTTTTGTGATACGACCAACTGCGTTTGTTTCAACAATAGCTTCGATACCAGATCCAATAACTCTCTCTACTGTTGCTGTAGCGGTAGCACCACTATCAGCAATTGAAGAATTATTTGCAATTGACCAGGCCGTTGATGTTACGAATGCATTTGCTAGATCTTCGTCACGTGGTTTAATGGACCAAATTTCCTGGCCATTATCAGCAAGAGTTGCTGTATCAATCGCAACGATTTCAACATTTGCTGTTCCGCCATCATTAATATACTGACCAACTGTAAAGGAACCAGATGTAACATTAGCAACAAGAGCAGATGTTGCAATTACGGTATCTGAGTTAGAAAAATTGATACCACCATTTGTTATAGTATATTCACTTACTGAGCGTTGGTAGTCATACACTTCTAGTGTCTCGCCCGGCGTAAATTCGGTAGTTGTTCCATTATCACCAGAGTTGACATAATTGAGATATAGTGTTTTAAGATCCGGATCACTGGACTCGAATCCATCTGCATAATCTTGAATATAAGCACGGAGCCCCGTAACATTTGATTTGATATTCAAGTCTACAAAATTAGAAGGAATAGCCGTGGTTGTGTTATCTGACTGCAAATCATTTATTTTGATATATGGCGCAGGATTATAAAACGTAAAATTGCAACCATCAATAATCGTGCCCGTTGTGAATATATTGTCACCAAACCGCTCAACCTGCTGTTGCAGAATAGATTGCAACTGGTTAAGTTCACGTGTTTGAACACTTACACCGGGCTGAAACAGAACACGGTAGAAATCTTTGTCGGGTGAGTAGTCATCATAGTATGGTGCATTACTCAGTGGTGTTTTCAACGGCATATCTATAGTATCCCTTAAAATTCAAACAGTATCTTCAATGATTCGGACTGATTGTTCGCTCTTGTTACGGCATTGATATTTTCTAGCATCAGAACATCACCAGAACCATATAGCAGCTCTGGTGAGTATTTATTAGTCAGAGAAGCAGAGGCCGAAGAAGTATTACCTTCCATGGAACCAGTCGTGTCAAAGACACCGATCTGATTCGTTAGAAAAATTGTTGCAACTCCACCATCAATATCAGCACTATGAATAAATCCATTGGCCGTTGAAGTGTTGGCATCAACACCTTGGTATACCAACTCATTCTGTGTAAATGTGCCAGATGACATGCTTCCGGTATATTTATGCATCTGAATGAAAGTATCAAATCCTTTGGTGACATCATTACGAATAACAGTTTCAACAACAGCTTTAGCACCAGTTGTTTTGCCAACATACAAATCTTGAGTACCAAAGACGCCTGAAACATTGCTGAATGTCATATGAGTCGTATTTGTAGTTCCCTGAACAATTGCATTCGCAGAAGTATTTGCTTTATATATCAGAATGTCTGTACAAGCAAAGGTCCCAACAGAATCTAGTTCAAGAGCAGAATTGCTTGTGATGCTAACAACAGTTGAAAGCATATGTGCTGCGTTATTTGAAGCTTTCAGATATACGTAGTCACCCGGACTAAATTGATTTTCAAAATCAGCAGTGTTCGAACTAAGCGTGTTTGATGTCGTATTCATTGTGGCATTTACAGCAACACGAACCGGTTTGATTTTATGAACCATTTCGCCATTCTGGAATGTGCCATTTGCACTAGAATAAGTAAATGCCACGTTAGCAAATACAGGATCTTTCAGAATACCAATCTGCTCATATGAGTTAAGAATCGGAATAGTATTGGCTTCTGAGTTAGCAAAGTTGATACCAAAACAGAAATGATTAGCACCAAGCTCAACTATTGAATTTGCACCATGACCATCAGCCGGCGCATAGATTGGACGAACGTTAGCAGTTGAAGAAACACCAACAACAGCATTTGCTACGACATTAGCAACATGATACTGATAGTTAGCACCACGATTCAACATCTCAACACGATACACAGAATTTGATGCTGTGGCATTCACCAAAGCACGTGCAACGGCATTTGTTGTCTGTAGACCATCACCAGTAACAACAACTTCTGGATTGATCTCAAACGTCGTTCCATTCTGTGGTGGAGTCGAGAAAGCAGAGTTGACAACAACGAATGTACCGGTAGTATTGCTGAAGTTGTTTGCAATGGTTTTATATTGCCCGGCGCCATCACCCGCAGAAAGATACATGATGCATCCAGTATAGTAACCATTTGTTGTTTTGACTGTGTTATTCTGCACTTGATAGAGTGCAGAGTTACCACCAATACGAAGATCAAGACCAACAAAAGTTCCGGATGTATAATTGTTATATTGACGACCACCGTCTTCGACTTTGATTACATCAATTGCACCACGTCCGGCATATGACTCAACATCAGTATTAGCAACAACAGGAATATATTTGCTGGTGGCGAACTGATCATATTCAGTTCGTGTGATTGAATACATATATTTCCAACGATAACCATCAGATGTCTGATACATATTGGTGTTTGAGTTAACAACATGTGAGAATGTTGGCACAGCAGTGCTTTCTGCATTCATGTTATTATCAAGACACTTGTAAACATGAAGATATGCAGTCTCATCAACATAAACAAAAAAATCTTTTGTTAACAAATCAGCATCCGTGTCATCATACATCGCATACTTTGTGCCAGTGGTCCATTCAACACTACGAATCATTGGCTTTATATCATTTGGTGTAATACGCTTACCAAAGAGCATTTTATTATAAACATCAACCGTCGTTGTTCGTGTCATATCAGACGGCGTTGGTAGTGTATTTGATGTTCGAGGCACATGTTGCGCAGCAAACACATAATAAGAAGTGTTCGCAACTTCATCAACAGACTCTATAATCTGTTGAATAGTATGTGCTTTAAACGCAGATGTTGTCAACTTGGTCATTACTTAACCTTACGTAATTTCAATTTTCTGAATGGCTTCTGCCGCCTGCTTAGAAGCCTCAGTTTTTTCAAACTTCAAAACGGCGTTTCTACTACCTTCAACAATACCATTAAACCATTCTACTAGAATCTGCTCGGTCGTTGGAACAAATGGCGCACCATTTTCGTCTTTCCACTTGTCTGCATAAAGTACACCATACGCCATAATAAGACGTTCTGCATCTGCGTCAGACACCGACTTAATGATTTCTACACCATTGCCATCGGCAAGCATGCCAACAGTATCGCCTTCAACAGTCAATTTAATAGTTCCAGCCATTTTTATCTCCTTAGCTTACAACAGCACGATCTTGAACACGTCGCCAATCTGTACCATCAGAAAAGGCCAATGTTGCACCACCAGTTTCATCACTCACAAAAATTAAATCACCGGCAACTCCGGTTGGTAATGTTGCAACGGTATATGCTTTCAGATTTGTTGGCACATTCATACTTACATGTGTAGTATTTGCTGCCATTTTCTCTGATTCAACAACAATCTTAATGTTTCGTGTTAGACCAGAACCTGTTGATTCAGTTCCAATGATAAAGTTATCTGAATCCCATGAAACTGTGCCGCGCTCATAGTTTGAGTTATCTGAATACGTGTTATAGACATTGAAGTTCTGTGGATTGATTGTGCGGCGCATTTCAAGCGTATCGGCGGCACCACGAACTACGACTGCATCACTTGCTGTGCCAAAGGTTACTGCACCTGTATCAGATAGAATATTAACATTTGCAGAAGGTTGAAACTCAGCAGTTGAACTGATAGACCCATCTTT